GGCGCAAGCGCGCGGGTCTATACCGAGCGTCCGAGCGATGATGCGGCGCTCCCGTTTATTGCGATCGATATCGTCTCGGCGAACGCCTGGAATGATGGCAGCGTTCGCGGCACCGATTATCTGGTGCAGGTTTCGCTTTATGTGGCGCGAGGCGAGCAAGGCGCGGCGCGCGGTATCCTGGACGTGGCAAAGGCGCAGGAGATCATTCGCGACTTGCTGGACGACCGCGACGGCTATTTCCTGGACGAAAGCCCAGCAGAGGGCGCTTCGCTCGAATTGGACTTTACAGATATTCGTTTCCAGCAACGTAGCGCATCCGGCGCAAAGCTGGTATTGAGGCAGTATCAAGCGGCGACGATTGTCCCTGACCAGTCGGGCCGCTATCTGGCGGCGACGAGCCGTTTTCGTTGTCTGGTCGGGAATGCAAAAGGAGCCTAGATATGGCTGCACAAAAGGGCTTAGGTTGCGTCATCAAGATCGGCGACGGCGCTGGATCGGAAGTGTTTGCCGAGATCGGCGGCGCTCGCACGAAGTCGATCACCATCAACAATCAGCCGGTTGACGCTACGTCGGCGGCATCGACGGGCCAGTTCCGCGAATATATCACGGCGGCGGGGATCCTGTCCTGCTCGATCTCGGCATCCGGAGTGTTTCAGGACGATGCGCCGATCGGTAGCGTTCGCACCGACGCGTTGGCGCGCACTCTGCGAAACTTCCAGATCGTCATTCCAGGCTCGACGTCAAACGGCACATTTGAAGGGCCGTTTATCATTACGTCGCTGCAAGAGGGCGGCGATCACGATGGCGAGCAGACTTTCGATATCACGCTCGAAAGCGGCGGGCAGGTCACATTCACATAGGGGTTTGAAAAATGAACAGCGCAAGGGGTGAAGTTCGTATTACCATCGGCGGCGTTACAAACGCGCATTGCGTCACGATGGGCGCGCTGGCACGGATTGAGGGCCGTCTGGATATGGTCCTGATTGAAGTGCTGCAACACGTCCAGCGGGCGTCCTATCGGGTCGCGCTTGCAATCCTGGAAGAAACGCTAATCCGCGAGGGTGATTTCGTGGAGCCGGCGGATCTTATCGGCGGGCCAAAAGAGGTTGCGGACGGTTGTCTGCAAATCTTTGAGGCGGCGGGCCTGATGGGAAAGCCGAAGGCCACGGCGAAAGCGAAGCCGAGGGCGGCGGCTTAAAGGCTACTCCGTGGCCTGACATTATGGAGGCCGCGCTCGGGAAGCTGGGGTGGCCTCCGGCGGTGTTCTGGTCGGCATCGTGGCGCGAATATACGGCGGCGATCAAGGGGCTGGCGGACTTTCATGGCGGCGGATCGTCAGACAAGCCGATGACGAAAGCCGAAGCGGACGCGCTAGTGAAGCGCGCTCGCGAGTTGGACGCAAAGACGAAGGGCCGAGGCAATGGCGACCGCTGACGAGCTAATTATCAAAATCCGCGCGGACATGCGCGATATCGAGCGCAAGCTGGACGGTCTGGAACGCGAAAGCGGGCAAACGTCCCGCACTATGCAGGGGCATTTTCAGCGCGCGGCGCAGGGCATCAACAACGCTTTCCGCAACATTCGGGGTCCGGCTTTGGCAGCGATGGGGGCTGGGACGGCGTTCGCTTATATGGCGCAGCGGTCCCTTGAGGCGGTCGAGGCTATCTCCGATCTATCGACGCGGGCCGATGTTTCCGCCGAGTTTCTCCAGGAGATGCGGTTCGCAATCAATCAGTCCGGCGGATCCGCGCGCGATTTCGACGACGCCATTTCGCGGCTCAATCGGCGCTTTGGTCTATTCCTGCAAAACTTGCGGACGGGCGAGGGCGAGGCCGGTCCTGCGGCGGCGGCATTCCGCGCGCTTGGCATCGAGACGCGGATTGTTAGCGGCGAGCTGACGGATGCCGAGGGCGTTTTTAACGCTGCGGTGCAGGGCTTGTCTGAAGTTGAAAGCGCGGCGCAGCGGTCGGCTCTTGCATCGCAGTTATTCGGCGAGGATAGCGGGCCGCGACTGGTCGCGCTTCTGGATCAGGGCGTGGAAGGGATCGACGCCTTGCGCGAGGCGGCACGCGAGGCGGGCGTCGTTCTGGAAAATGATTTGGTTGCCCAAGCGGCAGCGGCGTCCGATCAGTTGGAAATCATGCGCGAGCAGGTTGGCGCGGATTTCAATCGGGCTATTGCGCAAAACTCCGAGGCGCTCGTTCAATTTGGATCCGTCATTGGCGACGTGGCGCGCATCATGGTAGTCGCTGGGGCTTCTTTCGGGACGTTCTGGTCGGAGCTGTTCGGCGCATCCGGTCAAGCTATGGGAACAACCGAGCAGGCGCTTGATCGGCAGATCGCGCAGATGCTTGAATTGCGAAATGAAATTGATTTGTTTGGCATCGGCTTGGACAGCGCAAATCCCGGCGGATTTGAGGCTATGTCAAACAGTCTAGAACAGGTATTCGGGCGGGAGCGGTTTGGCGAGATACTGCGAAACGCAAGAGATGCGGGCGAGGATTACGGGACGGCGATTATCGCGGCTCTAAATGCGCGCATTGAAGTAGCTAATGCTCAAAAGGAGGTGTTGGCGCTTGAGACTCCAGTTATTCCGACCGGCGGCGGCGGCGGGTCAAGCGAGGCGGCTCCGGCTTTGCCTGCGGCGTTTGATCCGTTTGCATCATCGACGTCGGGATCCGTGGCGGGCGCGTTTGTCCGCGAGGGCAATCTTGGCATTACGATAGCGGACGCCATGAAGCGCGCGGGCGAAGCAACCGAAGAGCTGGTTGACCAGTTAAGCGCGGTCGATATTCAGGTGCAAGGGCTTGCCGACGGCGCGGTCAAAAACTTAGAGGATGCGTTCGTCGATTTCGTCCGCACTGGCCGGTTTGAGATTGCGAGCCTCGTGGATTACATGATCGAGCAATTCGCGCGGCTGGCCTTCCAGAACACCATCGGCAACGCGCTTAACAGCGTATTCGGATCGATCTTCGGCGCGGTCCTGGGCGGGCCAGCGGGCGCGGCGGCAGGCTTTGCATCTGGCGTCTCGGGCAAGATTGCAGGCGCTCCGGCGATGCAGGTTGCGGCAGCAGGATCGCAGGCGCGGTCTATGACCGTAGCAAGCGGGCGGGCCGTGACGGTATCGCAGCCGATTAACATCGACGCGCGCGGGGCCGACGCTGGCGTCGAGGACCGGATCCGGCGCATCTTTGCCGATCAAGGGCCGGCGTTGCAGCAGCAAACGATCAGGGCAACAATCGAGGCCATTGGCCGGATTAATGGCGCGGGAAGGGTGCAAAACTAGATGGCGACCGATCTTCCAACATCGCCGCGACCGCAAACGACTGTGGTTCGCTGGGTTTCCAACTCGCTGCAATGGCGCTCGCCTTTGTCGGGCGCAACGCAGATCGCATCGCGCCTTGGCGGATACTGGCAGATCGATCTCGGGCTTCCCGCCATGACGCAATATGACGCTGCGCAATGGACCGGCGTTCTTTTTGGTATCGATGGAACGGCGGGCGCGCTAAACATCGGGCCGGATCAGCCGCGCGAGCCGGACGGCTATAATGCGAACGCGGTTTATTCGGCGTATGATGCGCCGAGCCTTTGGCTGCGGTTCACCGAGCCGCGCTTTCATGTGCGGTATGTTGACGGATTGACGCTGACGGCGGACGGCGGCGAAGCGGCGCAGGCGACGTCGATCAATATCCAGGGCATGGACGGCATCGGGCTAAATAAAGGCACGTATCTAACGGCGGACAACGGCACTTATCTTGAGCTGCATATCGTGACGGCGGACGCTTGGCCGGATGCAAACGGCGATGCTGCTGTGTCTATTCACCCGCCATTGCGCAAAGCCGTTGCGGATGACGCTGCAATCAATATCGACTATCCGCGCGGCGAGTTTCTGGTCGATAGCGGCGACAAGGGGCCGGCGGTTACTCGGCGTCCTGGGTCTGTCTCGCAGTTTGAGCAGATCGGCCTGCGGGAGTATGTCAGATGAGCACGAGCCTTGCCGATCAAACCGCTGCCTTCCAGACGCAGACCGAAGCCGATGAGATCGTCATCGGCGCGTTTGTCCGTATGGACTTGCCGGGATATACGGCGCGCTTCTGGTCTGGCTCCGGCGATCTGCTGTGGGATGATGGCACTGGCTCGCAAACCTGGAACGGCGTCCCGTTAGGCTCGATTGATGCTATTCCTGGCGAGGCGTCTATGAAGGCGCAAGAGGTGAAGCTGTCAGTCTCCGGCATCGACAGCAGCGCAGTCGCGGCGCTGGTCGGCTCGAATATCGCGCGCGGATCCGACGTGTTCATCTGGTTTTTCTTCACGTCCGGCGGCGTAATTGTCTCCGATCCCTGGCTGGCATTTGCGGGCAAGGTTGATACGTCCGAGTTTGTCGAGGACGAAAGCGAGGCGGCGTTTGCGGTGACGTGCATCGATGCAGTCGGCGCGGCTTTTCGGCGGACAGTGACGCGGCGGACGGATCCCGATCAGACGGCGACTTTCAGCGGCGATCGGTTTTATGAGTTCGTTGCGGTGGTCGGGCGCTCGCCTGTCGCTTGGGGTGTCCCGTGGAATTATTCGACGCAAGGCCGGGGCGGCGGCGGCAGCGATCGGGGCGGCTCGAACATTCGTAATGACTTGCAGCAGTTCTAATGGACCGGGCGGATAAGAGGCGCGCGGATCTGGAGGCGCATCTGTCGCGCTGGGATGGCCGCGAGTTCGATTACCGGCGTTGTGATTGCGTGCGCTGGACTTCCGAGTGGGCGCTGGTTCCGGTTGTGCGAGACTGGAAAACGCAGCGCGAGGCCATGCGGCGGCTTATCGAGCGGCATGAGCAGGAGCGGCTTGCGGACGCTGTGGACGCATATCTAACCCGCATTCCAGTGACGGACGCGCAGTATGGTGATATCGTCGCGCTCGATACGCCGCCACTGGACACGCTGGGCATTTGCATCGGCTACACGGCGGTCTTTTTGGGGCCGCTGGGATACGTCCGGCGTCCGAGATCAAACGCCTTTGCGGCGTGGCGAGTGGAGCGATAGATGCCTCAGGCAGTCCCGGCAATTATTCAAGCGGGCATTAACCTTCTCGGGGCGGTTGGCTTTAGCAAAGCGACGGCGATTGCGATTTCGTCGTTTGTGGTCAAAACGGCTTTGCTGACAGCGGCGGGCGCGGCGATCTCGGCACTTGTCCCGCGACCGGATATGCCGAGCGTATCGGATCCAGGTCGGCAGCTTCGGTTCGCTCCGGATGCGGCGGCTCCTCGGCAGGCAATTTATGGCGAGACGCTGGTGGCAGGGCAGCCGGTATTTGCGGCGACGAACGGGGCCGATCGTAAATATCTGGACATGATTGTCGCAATTGGCGACGGCGGACCATACGAAAGCATTGAGGCTGTCTATTTTGACGATGTTCAAATCACGCTAGACGGCTCGGGCAACGTCACGGCTCCGTCTCAATTTGTCGGGTTCGCCCAGGTCATCACGACGCTGGGATCCGAAGCGCAAACCGCGCTTGCAACGCCGGTTGCAAATTGCGCGGAATGGACGACAAACCACGCGGGGAAGGGCGTATGCTACGCCTATGTTCGCTTGACCTGGGATCCGGAAGTCTGGACGACCGGTCAGCCGGCAATCTTCTTTAAGGTTCGCGGGCGAAAGGTTTACGATCCGCGCCTGGACACGACCGAGGGCGGGTCCGGCTCGCACCGAAAAGATGACGCGTCAACGTGGGAGTGGACGCAAAACCGGGCGCTCTGGCTCCTCGATTACATGCGCGGCATCAAGATGAACGGGCGGCGGGTGATCGGCATGGGGCTAAATGACGCGCTCATAAACTGGTCGTCGTTTCAGGATGCAGCGGACGTTTGCGACGAAACGATGAGCATCAAGCCGAGCGGGACCATCGATAAATATACCGGCGGCGGCGGCG